TATAGTTTCCGCGATATTGAGTCTATCGTTAAGAAGCGGCACGGCCTAGAAGTAAGCCACGTATCGATCCGCCGTATCCTTAAGGAGCGCAGTCTGTGACAACCGCCAAGACGAAGAACCCCAGCCGCGCCGCAAAGGCCGCGAAGGAAGCGGCCGACCTTATGGCGCAGAACACGAAGCAAGAGCCGAACTTCTTCCTATCGTTCCTGAAGAAATATCGCGACGACCCGGTCGGTTTTGTGCGGGATATCCTGCGCACCACGCCGGACCCCTGGCAGATCAAGTTTCTGGAGTCGATCCGCGATGGCCACCGCCGTATCTCAGTGCGTTCGGGCCACGGGGTCGGCAAGTCTACTGCCGCCAGTTGGGCGATGCTTCACTACTTTCTGACGCGCTATCCGGTTAAGGTGGTCGTCACTGCGCCGACCAGCGCCCAGCTTTTCGACGCTATGTTCGCGGAACTGAAGCGATGGGTCAACGAACTGCCGGATATTCTTAAAACCTTGGTTGAGGTGAAAAGTGATCGTATCGAACTTAAAGCGGCACCTAGCGAAGCATTCATCTCTGCCCGAACCTCCCGCGCCGAGACGCCTGAAGCCCTCCAGGGTATCCACGCCGACAACGTTCTACTGGTGGCAGACGAGGCATCAGGTATCCCTGAGTCTGTTTTCGAAGCGGCTTCTGGCTCCATGTCTGGCCATAGCGCAACCACTCTCTTGCTTGGGAACCCGACCCGAAATACCGGCCTATTTTATGACACCCACAACCGCCTGAAGGGCGAGTGGAAGACCTTCCACGTTTCTTGCGTTGACAGCCCGCGGGTGAGCGAAGCCTTCGTCAACGAAATGAAGTTGCGTTACGGCGAAGACAGCCCAGCCTACCACGTCCGCGTTTTGGGTAACTTCCCGCCGCGCGAGGAAGATACGGTTATTCCGGTTGAGTTGATTGACGCGGCGATGAACCGCGAGATCAAGATCGACGAGAACGCCACGGCCGTCTGGGGCCTCGACGTTGCGCGTATGGGTTCTGACGCCAGTGCGCTCGCCAAGCGGCGCGGCCCGGTCATCGACGAAGTCCAGACCTGGAAGGGCTTGGACTTGATGCAGCTAACCGGCGCCGTCGTGGCCGAGTATGAGGCGCTACCGCCGAGTAAGCAGCCGGTCGAAATTCTCGTTGACTCCATCGGCCTTGGCGCCGGTGTTCTCGACCGTCTGCGCGAATTGGGTCTGCCGGCGCGAGGAATTAACGTCGCAGAAAGCCCCGCCATGAAGGGGACCTACGCCAATTTGCGCGCCGAACTGTGGTTCAAGTGCAAAGCGTGGCTGGCCAACCGCGACGTGAAAATCCCGAAGGATGAGCAGTTATTCGCCGAACTGGCCGGGCCGCGCTACACATTCACTTCTTCGGGCAAAATGCAAGTTGAAAGCAAAGAGGCGATGAAGAAGCGTGGACTCGGAAGTCCTGACAAAGCGGATGCGGTATGTCTGTGCTTGGCGACTGATGTAGCTACAGCAATGTACGGCTACTCCATGACGGGCGCGTATAAGGGATCGCTCAAGCGGAATATCCGCGGTGTTGTATAGTGTTGCACACTAGAGAAATATGATGTAAATCTTGCGAACTGCTCCCGCTGTGTTTCCTTTCCGCGGTGGTTGAGCCTGTGTATCGGTGGTCGCGCACTCCCCCTCGATGCACACTTACGGGGGTCGGTCTTCTCTCCAGGGCCGGCCCCCGTTTCTTTTATCTAAAATCCGTGTATAAGTCGCTTCCAAGTGGGCTGAGGGGCTTGCATGGAAGATATGACGCCGAAGCGTCTCGTTAGGTTTAGAGGAAACCTATGGACGCGATACCGTATGCGGTTGCCCGACTTCTTACGAATGCTTGACGAGCAGGACCATCGCTGCGCGATTTGTAGCGTAGACTTTGAACTGGGTAGTAAAGAAAGAACCGGACCGAATAAGCCTGTCGTAGATCACTGTCATAGTCAGGGACACGTTCGCGGCATCTTGTGCCATGCGTGTAATAAGCTTATCGGTCTAGCCAACGACAGTCCTGACATTCTACATCGCGCAATTGTTTACCTCGCGCAGCGATCCGTGCTATACGGTCCTAATCAACCGGAGACTGGTGATGAAGAAGCCAACCAAAATGCAGAAGAAGATCGGCAAAGTGATGGGTGAGTACAAGGCCGGTACTTTGCACAGCGGCAAGGGCGGCCCCGTTGTTAAGAGCCGTAAGCAGGCGATTGCTATCGCCATGTCGGAAGGCCGCAAGGCTTCTAAGAAGAAGTAAGCCATGCCGAAGAACAAGCCAGTTTGGGATACAAAGAACCCCGCCAAGAAGTCGAAGCCAATGACTTCGAAGCAGAAGGCGTCGGCCAAGGCTATGGCCAAGTCGGCTGGGCGTCCGTACCCGAACCTAGTCGATAATATGCGGGCCGCGAGGAAGAAGTGAAGAAAGACAGTCGCCTTACTCGCGCTGGCGTTTCCGGCTACAACAAGCCGAAGAAGACGCCGAGCCATCCGACCAAGAGCCACGTCGTCGTGGCCAAGGAAGGCGACCAGGTTAAGACGATCCGCTTCGGCCAGCAGGGCGTAACCGGATCGCCGGACGGATCGAAGCGCAACGCGGCGTTCAAGGCGCGCCACGCGCAGAATATCGCTAAGGGCAAAATGTCAGCGGCCTACTGGGCAAACAAAGTTAAGTGGACAATACTCCCAATTGGTGCTATGGTTACGATGCTTTACGGAGTATCTTATGCCGAACTTCAATCTAAAAGTCCGAGTTATCTGCCCTTCGTGCAATACGCCGAGAGAAGCTAGGGGAGATGTTGTACGAAAAGCGGAACGCGAAGGTCGCGAACTATTTTGCAAACCATGCAGAAATAAAGACCGCTTTTCGAACAGGCCACACCCGCGAAAAGGTTCTGGCGTTAAAAATGATCCAGAGAAAATTCCAGCGTATAGTAGCTATTCAAGAGCAAAGCGAAGGTGTAAACAAGGCGCTGAACACCATCCCGCTTATGAAGATGTTGAATTTCGTTTTAAGTCATTTGAAGAATTTTTTGAATTACTCGGCCCCAGGCCGCACGGATGCTCGCTCGATAGGATCAATCCGCTTGGACACTACGAGCCGGGGAACGTGCGTTGGGCTACCGTTTACCAGCAAGCGGCCAATCGTTTGCCTAGGAACTATTGGGTAAATAAGTTAACCAAGGAACGGCCGCATGGCGTATCGCAATAACAAGAAGCCAGATACCGAAGAGCAGAAGATGATGCTCGACGACGGGACTGAAGTGTCCGTCGAAATGGAAGACGGCGTCGAAGTAGAAGTCGAGATGCCGGAAGAAGAAGGCGGCGTCACTGAAGAAGAACTTCAGAGTATTGTTGCTGGCGAGATCGACGATTCGCAAGCCTATATTGATGATGTCATTAGCCCTGAGCGGGCGATGGCTGGTCAATACTATAAGGGCGAGCCGTTCGGTAACGAAGAAGAAGGCCGTAGCCAAGTTGTTTCGATGGACGTGCGCGACACCGTGCAGGCCATCATGCCGTCAATCATGCGCGTATTCTTCGGTTCGAGCAACGTCGTCGAGTACGCGCCGAACGGGCCGGAAGACGTAGCAAACGCCGAGCAGGCCACCGACTACGTCAACTACTGCCTGACCCGCGACAACAACCTGTTCATGGTCTGCTACGAGACGTTCAAGGACGCACTGGTCCGCAAGAACGGTATCGCTAAGGTTTGGTGGAATGAAGAGAAGGAAGTCCAGACCTTCTCGTTCGACGGTCTGAGCCAGGAAGCCTACACTGTCCTGATGTCCGACCCCGATGTCGAGATCGTTGAGGTCGAGATTGAGTCGGGCGAGACGATGGTTATGGGGCCGGATGGCGTCGAAGTGTCGATGCCGACCCCGCCGGTCTATTCCTGCACCATCCGCCGCACGACTGACAAGGGCCGCTTGTGCGTCTCGGCCGTGCCGCCTGAAGAGTTTCTGATCGACCGCCGCGCTCGGAACATCGAAGAAGCCGAGTTCGTCGCCCATCGCCGTTACGTCACTGTGTCCGATCTCGTGAAGATGGGTTACGAGATGGACGAGATCGAGAACCTTGGCTACGAAACACAGGACGACTTCGAGGGGAACCAGGAAACCTTCGACCGGAATCCGAACGCAACGATTCTTGGCGCGGGCCGCACAGACGTGGCGAGCCGCAAGGTCCTTTATATCGAAGCGTATGTCCGAGTAGACATGGACGGCGACGGCATCGCCGAACTGCGCCGCGTCTGCGTTGGCGGCACCGCCTACAAGGTGCTGCACAACGAGCGTTGCGACCTGATCCCGTTCGTGTCGTTCTGCCCCGATCCGGAGCCGCACACTTTCTTCGGCCTGTCAATTGCCGACGTTGTTATGGATATTCAGCTTATCAAGTCGAATATCCTGCGCAATATGCTTGACAGCTTGGCGCAGTCTATCCACCCGCGCACTGCCGTTGTCGAGGGCCAAGTCAACCTCGAAGACGTGATGAACACCGAAGTTGGTGGCATCATCCGTATGCGCGCACCGGGCATGGTGCAGCCGTTCAACCAGCCGTTCGTCGGCCAGGCCGCGTTCCCGATGCTGGCCTACATGGACGAACTGCGCGAGAACCGCACCGGCATCAGCAAGGCCGCCGCTGGCCTTGACGCCAACGCGCTTCAGTCTTCGACCCGCGCCGCCGTTGCCGCAACGATCACCGCCGCGCAGCAGCATATCGAACTGATCTGCCGCATCTTCGCCGAAACCGGTATGAAGGTGCTGTTCGAGAAGGCGCTGAAGCTGATTACGATGAACCAGGATGCACCGCGCATGGTGCGCCTGCGCGATAAGTTCGTGCCGATTGACCCGCGTGTCTGGAACGCCAACATGGACGTGATCGTCAATGTGGCGCTTGGCACTGGCACTACCGAAGAGAAGATGAACTTCCTCGGTCAGATCGCAGCCAAGCAGGAGATGCTGATCCAGCAGGGCGGCGTCGAGAACAATCCGCTGGTTGACCTGTCTCAGTATCGCAACACCTTGGCGCAGATGCTGGCTATGGCTGGCTTCAAGGATGCCGGTCAGTTCTTCAAGGACCCGGCGACCCAGCCGCCCCCGCCGCCTCCGGCTCCGCCTCCGCCGTCGCCCGAGCAAATTCTGGCACAGGTCCAGGTGCAGGCTATCCAGGCCGACATTCAGAAGAAGGCCGCGGAACTTGAACTTCAGCGTGAAGAGATGCTGCGCAAGGATGACCGCGAACGTGATAAGCTCGACGCCGATGTGATGCTGAAGGCCGCGGAAATCGAAGCCAAATACGGCGCACAGGTCAATACCGCTCAGATCGAAGCCTTGGTGCAACGTGACCGCGAAGCCACTCGCCAGCAGGCCGAGACGCAGCGCGCTGTTGCTACTGCCGCTATGCAGGCTGCGCAAGCCGCGCAAGCCGCGCCAGCACCCGAACAGTCCCCGACGCCGCCTGAAGGGATGATGTAATGTTCGAAGACTACTACGGCTATCCGTACAATAGTTTCAATATCTTCGACTATCTCCTTCGGGATGGCGCGTTTCCGCGTTTCGATCCTAGCCTTGTTCCGAGCATTAACGAGATTGTTCCTGTTGAGCCGCAGCCGCAATATACGCCTGTCACGGTAGAACCCGTATACACACCGCCAACTCTTCTTCCGGTTATACCCGAACGAGTTCCGGCAGAACCAGTGTATACTCTACCCCCGCGCCAGCCAGTTGTAGCGGAGCCGGCACCCGTAGAGCCGGTATACACTTTGCCTGCGCGCCAGCCGGTTATGCCAGAGCCGGCACCCGCAGAGCCAGTGTACACTCTTCCTCCGCGCCAGCCGGTTATGCCAGAGCCGGCACCTGTAGAGCCGGTGTACACTTCGCCAACTCTCCTTCCTGTTATGCCGGAACCCGCGCCGGTAGAGCCGGTGTACATTCCGCCCGCGCCGCAACCGGTTGTGCAGGAACCCGTGCCGGTAGAGCCGGTGTACACTCCGCCAACTCTTCTTCCGGTTATGCCCGAGCCAGTGCCAGCAGAACCGGTATATACTCTACCTACGCCGCAACCGGTTGTGCAGGAACCCGCTCTCCAGCCGGTCATGGCCAAACCCGCGCCGGTAGAGCCGGTGTATACTCTGCCCACTCCTCAGCCTGTTGTGGCAAAGCCGGTTCCGGCAGAACCTGTCTATTCTGCGCCTACACCTCAGCCAGTTATGGCCGAAGCTATTCCGACTATTTCGCCGTTGCTTCCTACTATCTCGGAGTCGCCCGTTGCGGAGCAAACCGCCGCAGTTACTCCGCCGTCGGAACCGGACTGGGCAAGCATGACCGGCTGGGACCCCAGCATGTTGGTAACTACACCGCTTAGTGTACTTGCCGACCCCGGTCCGGCTTACGATCCGAATATGGTTTTCCGTTTTGATACCGGAAACAAGATCGGCGTACCGAACGACCGAGGCGGTTTTGATTATCAGAATGCAGCGCCGGTCGTATTCCAGCCTGGTCAGCAGTATGTCCTTACGGATCGCTCCGGAAAGAACGTCATAGCTCGCGCCAATACCCCGGAAGAGATGCAGAAGCTCGTCGATCTGTCGAGCAGTGAAGGTAATTGGTCGTTGTTCCGCGCCGATGAAAGCGGCAATATCGTTCCCGGCACGCAACTCTTCAGCAAGAACGAAAATCTGAATCTCGGATCAGTTCTACTGCCAATGGCGGCTGTTGCGGGTGCGGGTTTGGGCCTTAGCGCACTGGGCCTAGGTGCTGGCGCGGCTGGTGCTGGCACCGCTGCAGGCGCAGGAACCGCGGCCGGAACAACTGCGGCCACCGCCGCTGGAGCCGGGGCGGCTACCGGTGGTCTTGGCGCTCTAGCTCCCGCTTTAGGCGAAATAATTGTGACTGGTGCCCCGGCCGCAGGAATTGGCGCAGGAACTGCCGCGGCGCTTACTGGCGCTACGGTTGGCGGCTTAGCTGCTTCTGGTTTGCTTTCGCCAACGACCCCGCAAGTTCCAGCGCCAAGCCCGGAAGAAATTGTAGTAACTGCTCCTGCTCCACCGCCCGTTGTACCCCCGGCGGCGATACCCCCTGTGGTTGCCCCGCTGCTTCCGGCAGTTCCTCCTGCGGAGCCGATCCCGCCTGTTGAAGAGATTGTAGTCCAAGCTCCGACTCCAGAACCTCCGGTTGTACCTCCCGTAGTTACTCCGCTGTTGCCGACAGTCCCGCCCGTAGAGCCAACTCCTCCTGTAGAGCCAACTCCACCTACCGAGGAGATTGTAGTTCGAGCCCCGACTCCGGAACCTCCGGTTGTACCGCCAGTGATTGCTCCGCTGTTGCCGACGGTCCCGCCCGTAGAGCCGGTTCCGCCTGTTGAGGAGATTGTAGTGGAAGCGCCGAAAAATCCTCCGCCATCAATCGAAGACATCGCATTGCTTCCGACTTCAACGACGCTGGCGCCGAATACTTCGACTATTACTGAGCCTTCGACTGTACAGCCCGAAGCGCAGCAGGATACTTTGCTTCGCGACATTATGCGCTATTACTCGCTTGCCAGCGGGCTGCTTGACGCGCTCGGCGTCGGCAAGGGTGGTGGCACCACTACGGCAACGCCGTACACTTCTACTCTCGGCGTTCTGCCGACATTTGGTCGCGGTCCGTTCACGCCATTTCAAGGCGACTATGAGACTTACGGCCAAGGGCCTGAGTGGAACTTCTTTGGCGGAAAGTAATGGATAAGCAAAAACTGATCGACCGCGGCTACCACGCTAAGCGGCTTCTAGAAGACGAGTTGCTCGTCGAATGTTTTGATCGTATTGAGAAAGACGTATTCGACGAATGGAAAGATACTTCAGTGCATAGCTACGATGAGCGCACTGACTTGTTTCTTACGCTCAAATGTCTTGAGCGTTTGAAAGCTCGACTTCGAGCAATCCTCGATGACGGTAATATTGCATCGAGGAGTTAACATCGCAGCCAAAAGGTGATATATGGCCACTGAGGACGGCAACCCCGATACCGGGATCGGACTTCACGAAGCAACTCTTGCCATCAGTAAACTTCTCGGCCCTGAAGAGGACAACCAAGAGACTGAGGCGCTAGACCCGGAAACGGGTGATGAGGACGAAGTAGAAGAGTACGAAGAAGTCGAAGCCGACGGGCAGACTGAAGACGAACTCGAAACTGAAGACTCAGAACTGCAAGACGAAGATAGCAACGAAGAAGCTACGCAGGAACTTCCGGAAGACCTGACCCTCAAGGTTAAAGTTGATGGTGAGGAAGTAGAAGTCACCCTGGCCGAACTTCGGAACGGTTATTCTAGGACGGCAGACTATACGCGGAAAGTAACCGCCCTGGCCAACGAGCGTAAGACGCTTCAGGCCGAAGTGGAATCGATCCGCAACGAACGCGCTCAATACGAGCAGCTTCTGCCCGCGCTGCGTATGCAGCTTGAGCAGGCCGCTGCTGCGGAGCCTGATTGGGACAATCTCTACGAAGAGGACCCCATTGAGGCAGCGCGGTTGGAACGTCATTGGCGGAAGTCCCGCGAGGAACAAACGCAGAAGCTCAAAGCCATCGAGGCCGAGCAGCAGCGTCTCCAGCAGGAAAATGCCAAGGAACAGCAGCGAGCTATGGCAGCGTTTATCGAGGCCGAACGTGCTAAGTTGCCTGAAGTGATCCCTGAGTGGAAGAACCAGGAAACTCTAGTTCGGGAAGTCAACGATCTTCGCAACTGGGCTGTATCGCAGGGCTTGTCGGAACAGGAAGTTAATTCCCTCCAGCAAGCATCGCACATCGCCATTCTGCGTAAAGCCATGCTGTTTGATAAGGGTTCGAAGACTGTGGCCGAATCAAAGGCGCCTACGACAAAGAAAGTGGCGCGTATTGTGAAGCCCGGTTCTAAGGGTACTCAAGTCTCGACGGGTTCAACCGAAGTAAAGAGAGCGTCACAGCGCCTTGCGCGTTCTGGCCGTATTTCAGATGCGGCTGCGCTTTTGGATAAACTCATTTAGATCAGAGGACTTTACTTATGGCAATTGTTACCAATACCTTCACCCGCTATTCGGCTATCGGTATCCGCGAAGACCTGTCGAATGTGATCTACAACATCTCGCCGGAAGAAACCCCGTTCATCTCGAACATCGGCCGCGAGAACGTTAAGAACACCTACTTCGAATGGCAGACCGACAGCCTCGCCGCTGCTTCGTCGTCGAACGCTGCGCTGGAAGGTGACGACGTTTCGTCGTTCACCGCCGTGAACCCGACCAGCCGCGTCGGCAACTACACCCAGATTTCGACCAAGAACGTCGTTATCTCGGGTACGCTCGAAGCTCTGGACAAGGCCGGCCGTCGTTCGGAACTGACCTATCAGCTTGCCAAGCTGGGTTCGGAACTGAAGCGCGACATGGAAAGCGCCCTGCTTGCCAACCAGTCGCCGGTTGCTGGTAACACCACCACCGCTCGCCGCACCGCTGGTCTCCCCGCCTGGATCAAGACCAACGTCAACAAGGCTTCGGACGGTGCCAACAACTCGGGCGTTTCGGCTCGTACCGATGGTACGCAGCGTGCGTTCACCGAAACCATCCTGAAGGACGTGATCTCGCAGGTCTGGACCTCGGGCGGCACGCCGAAGATGCTGATGGTTGGCGCGTTCAACAAGCAGGCTGCTTCGGCCTTTGACGGCATCGCGACCCGCTACCGCGACGTTCCGGCTGGCCAGCAGGCTCAGATCATCGGCGCTGCCGACGTTTACGTGTCGGACTTCGGCACCGTGAACATCGTGCCGAACCGCTTCCAGCGCGCTCGCGACGCCTTCGTCGTCGATCCGGACTACGCATCGCTCGCGATCCTGCGTCCGATCCAGCAGATGGAACTGGCCAAGACCGGCGACGCTGAGAAGCGCCTGATGCTGGTCGAATACGGTCTGAAGGTCTCGAACGAAGCCGCTCACGGCATCGCCGCCGACCTTACCACGGCCTAATTGACAGAGGGGTGGGGGTAAGTTTAGGCTTACCCCCTAACCTTTGAGGATATTCTAATGTCAAAGCGCCTTATCTCCGACGACGTAGATACCGGGATCAAGACCTATCTTCAGTATGACGGCACCGATGATGACGCCGTTATCGTAAAAGAGCAGGACGTAACCGGGATCGTCGAGTCTAACCGGGCCGCATTTGACTCCGCTCCGAAACGTTGGGGCGATATGACGCACGTAGGCCGCATCCCGATGACGGTCTATTACGAGCTACAGCGCAAGGGTATCCTGGACGATCAGCAGGAACTGGTGAAGTGGCTTAACGATCCTGCGAACGCTATGTGGCGTGTCCGGCCTGGGAGCATCTAATGGCTATCACGACCTACGCAGAACTGAAGACTGCTATCGGTGACTGGCTTAACCGGGATGACCTCGACAGCGTCATCCCGAATTTTATTTCTCTGGCCGAAGCGCAGTTCAACCGTTCGATCCGCCATCGCAAGATGGTGACGCGGTCGGACGCTACGCTCGACACGCCGTACTTTGCCGTTCCGTCGGACTGGCTCCAGACGATCCGCTTCCAGCTTAATACGAACCCGGTTACGCCGCTGCTGTTCGTCACGCCGGAACAGGCGCTGGAAGAAAGCATGGTCTACAGCGCAGGCCAGCAGCCGCTGTTCTACACGACGATTGGCCAGCAGTTCCAAGTCGTGCCTACGCCGGATACATCTTACGACGCCGAACTTCTCTACTACGCCAAGATTCCGGCTCTGTCTGACAGCGCCACGACGAACTGGCTGCTGACCGAAAGCCCCGATCTCTACCTCTACGGCGCCCTGATTCAGAGCGCGCCGTATCTGAAGGAAGATGAGCGTATCAACGTCTGGGCGGGGCTGTATCAGCGCCTGTTTGATGATATGATGCTGGCCGACGAACGCGCCCGTATCGGGTCGTCTAAACTTAAAACTCGTATAAGGACATTCGGATGAGCTTCTCGAACTATCTTGAGAACAAGGTTCTCCTGCACGTCTTCGGGGCAACGGCTTATACCGCTCCGTCCACGCTGTATGTTGCACTGTTCACCAGCGATCCGGGCGAGACTGGCAGCGGCACCGAAGTGTCGGGCGGCTCTTATGCTCGCCAGACGATTGCTTTTACCGTGACCGGCAACCAGGCGTCGAACACTGCGGCTGTTGAATTTCCGACCGCTACGGCTTCGTGGGGTACGATCACTTACGCGGCTGTTTACGATGCTGTGTCGGGCGGCAACCTGCTTGCTTACGGTGCGCTCACCACCTCGAAGACTATTGCGTCGGGCGATGTGCTTCGCATCCCGGCCGGAGACTTCGACATCAATCTGGACTGATAGATGGCCGGGTATGGTAGCGGTCTATACGGACGCGGCAATTACGGCATAGACCCGAAAGAAATTTCGGTCACCGTAACGGCCAGTTCGTCTGCGTCCGCTTCCGCCCAGGTAATCAAACTTGCCGCTATCGCGTCGTCGGCTACATCTTCGACGACCGTTACGGCAAACCGCGTCCAGTCTGCCGCGATCACTTCGAATGCCGCAGCGACTGGCTCTGCCGCAGCGCAGCGCATTCAGCAGCCAACGATAGCCGCATCGGCAACTGCGACGACTTCTGTTGCGGCGAAGCGCATCCAGCAGCCAAGCGCCGTATTGAGCGCAACCGCCACTGTTAGCTGTTCGCTGCAAGGCGTCTTCCTTGTCAGCATCGCCGCAAACGCGCAGGCATCCGTCTCGGTTACATGTAACCGAGTACAGCGCGTTGCCGTAACGGTTAATGGCGTTTCGAGCGTAACAATAACCGCTGTTAAGAAGTGGGAGCCGGAGCCGGTAACTCCGGAAGTATGGACCCCACAATCAATAACACCAGAGACATGGACGGCGCAGAGCGATACTGCTATTACTTGGTCGCCGCAAGAAACAACAAGCGAGACTTGGACTCCGCTTTCTGATACAAGCGAAACTTGGACGCCGAGAGTATTTCCGGACTCATTGGCTGCGTGAGGTAAATTATGGCTGATACTACCACGACGAACCTTGGACTTACGAAGCCCGAAGTCGGTGCAAGCGCCGACACCTGGGGTACGAAGCTCAACACTGACCTCGATACGATTGACGCTCTGTTCAAAGCAGACGGCACGGGTACGAGCGTTGGTCTTAACGTGGGTTCTGGCAAGGTTCTGACTGTTGCTGGCAGCATCACCGCAAATGGTGCGTCGCTGTCCCCAGCCGAACTTAGCTACCTCGACGGCGTAACCTCGTCGATTCAGACGCAGATCAATAGCAAGCAGGCCACGCTTGTCAGCGGCACGAATATCAAGACCGTCGGCGGTGTCAGCCTTTTGGGTTCTGGCGACGCTGGAACCATTGGCGTTGCTTACGGCGGCACCGGAGCCACGAGCCTCACCTCCGGCTATCTGGTCAAGGGTAATGGCACTTCGGCCGCTTCGGCATCTATCATTTACGACGATGGTACGAACCTCGGTGTCGGGACCGCTTCGCCGGGTTATAAGCTGCAAGTGAACGGCACTATGGCTGGTGTTGTTTCTAGCGGGGCCAACTACTCTGCCATTCGTACTTCTGATTTCTTCTACATGAATGTCCAAGCTGACGGTTTGGATACCTATAACGCCAGCAACGCGTCATCGCCCATGCTGTTTCGAACTGGCGGCACCGAGCGAATGCGGATCGACGCCAGCGGACGCCTTCTTATTGGCACTGCAACCGGCGTTGGCAACGATTTTACCTCCATCCGCTTCAACAGCGCAGGAAGTTACCCGCAGGGCCTCAATATGGTGGACAGCAATGCTTCCGCCAGCGGAACTGCCTTCCAAGTCTTCCGCAAGTCCGATGACACCTATCTCGGCAACATCCGCCGCAGCGGAACCGACAACGCCATTTTCGTCGGCGGGAATAGCTACCTCGCACTTGGCTCCGGCGACACCGAACGGATGCGCATCGACAGCAGCGGCAATCTGCTGGTGGGGAGAAGCAGCAGTTCTGGCCTCGGTCAAATTCAGTCTGCTGCTGGCGCTGACTTGGCGACAGATAGCGGAAACGTGTATTTGGCTCGTGGTGGCGGCGGAGTTTCAATTGCGACTACAGACGCGGCGGGTAAGCTCACAGTTTATTCTACAACCTCAACTCCTGCGATATATTGTCGTGGTACTTCCGATGCTCGGGCGACAGCTACTACGCAGGCGTCAGGCACCTCCTACTTTGACTATTTCACATACAACGGCACGGCTGTTGGTTCGATCACATCAACCGGCACGACGACCGCGTTCAACATCACGTCAGATGTACGCCTGAAGCATGACATCGTTGATGCTCCCGAAGCATCAAGCCTGATCGACGCGATCAAGGTCCGCAGCTTCAAGTGGGACGCCGACAACAGCGAACAGCGTTACGGCATGGTCGCGCAGGAACTTCTGGAGGTTGCTCCCGAAGCAGTCAGCGTTCCGGCTGATGAAGAGCAGATGATGGGCGTAGACTACTCTAAGCTCGTCCCGATGCTCATCAAGGAAATCCAATCTATGCGACTTCGTCTCGCACAACTCGAAGGAAACTAAGACATGGCTACTGAATATACCTGGGTGATCGCCGCCCTCGAATGCTACCCCGAACATGAAGGCCACAGCGATGTTGTCGTGACCGCTCACTGGCGGCTCAATGGCGTTGACGGCGAACACACTGCCGGTGTCTACGGCACTCAGGGCTTTGAACTCGACACCGCCGCGCCGTTTGTTCCGTTCGCTGACCTGACCGAAGAAACCGTGATTGGTTGGGTTAAGGCCGCTATGGGCGACGAACAGGTTGAAGCCCATGAAGCCAACGTGGCCGCTCAGATCGAAGCTCTCATCAACCCGCCGGTTGTAACCCCGGCTCTGCCTTGGGCTGAATAATGACTATCAACCTCGAACTGACCGTTGACGAAGTGAACGCCATCCTGGGGACGCTGGGCCAACTG